TGGGGGGCTTTTTGATTCATTCTCAAACGCTTTTGGCGGTTTGGGTTCTAAGATAGGCGAGGCAGCCGCAGAGGGTTACAATTTAGTCCAAGCATTGGACGATTTAGAAGACGCAGAGCGTGCAAACCAAGCATCTATTGCACAAACAAACAGAGACGTTGCTATCTTAATTGCACAAAGTAAAGATAGGACTAAGACAGAGCGAGAGAGAATTGGTATTTTACAAGAAGCAAACAGATTAGAAGAGGAGCAGTTAAAAAAAGATGAAATTTTAGCAAACAGAAACGTTGCAATTGCAGCCAAAGCATTATCGAGCGCAATTAAAACTAATCAAGACAGAGACACCGCAGAGCAAAGATTGGCAGATGCTCAACAAACGAGGTTTGAAATTCAACAAGCTGCGGGCGTTCAAACAGAAAAAAACCAAGGTCGTATAAATGGATTGATTGAGGGCGAAGTCACTATTCGAGAAAAGCAAAAAGAAAAGGAAAAAAAGAATTTAGAAGATAGGGCAAAGGAGTTAGAAAAGTTTACTGCTAAAATTAGAGCGCAATTATCTGAAGAGCAGAAATTGAGAGTTGACGCCTTTAACAATGATAAGGTAATAAACAATTTAAAAGAAAAGTTTGCCAATGGGTTAATGACTCAAAAGGAATACAATGAGGCTTTGAAACAATCCCAAATAGATAAAAACAATGAGGAAATTGCTCGACTTGAGGAATACAATGGAATAACTGGAGCATATGACGACCAAATCACTGCGCTAAAAATTGCCAATCAAAACCTTGTTACTGACAATAAGATTGCAAACGATGACAAGCAAAAGCAATTAGATGAGCAGAATTTGCAATATGAATTGGAGTTGGCTCAAATACAAGCAACAGACTTAGAGACTAAGAATGCGGCCGAAGTTGCAATTATTGAAAATAAAAACGCTCAGATTTTAGCGGACACAACTAAAACAGAAGAGCAAAAGAAAACCGAAATAGCTAAGAACAATGCAGCGATTGTGCAAATTGAAAGGGCAACGGCGCAAGCAAGGGTTGACGCTTTGGCATCTGTTGGAAACTCTCTCATGGCTTTGTCTGAAATTATTGGCAAAAGCACAATTGAGGGTAAGGCTTTGGCGATTGCGTCAACTATTATAAGCACGCTCACATCTGCGCAAAATATTTATGAATCGACATCTAAGATTCCATTTGTAGGGTCAGTTTTAGCGCCTATCAATGCGGGAATTGCTTTATTGCAAGGTTACCAAAGAGTCAGAGCATTAACGGCGGTGCAAGTCCCACAATTCGCAGAGGGCGGATTGGTTGAGGGATTTGCAAATGGCGGCTTATCTGGAACTCGAATTGGAGCAGGAATGGGAATGCCTATTCGCAGAAAAAATGGCGATAATATGTTAGCGACAATTAAAACTGGCGAGGTAATATTAAACCAAAGACAACAAAACGCTTTGGGCGGCTCAAATACATTTAAACGCATCGGAGTCCCTGGTTTTGCTAACGGCGGAATGATTACGCCAGACGCAGCGATTGATAGCAGCATAAACATGGCAGAGGCATTGAGAGGATTGCAACTTGTTGTAAGTGCAACCGAAATAACAGAAGTTCAAAATCGACTTAAAGTCATAGAAACAACAACATCACTATAATGGCAAAGGCAAAAGCAACGGCGCAGAAAACCAAATTAAATTTCGGCAAACGAAAGTCTGGCAGAGCAGCCAAAGCAAAAAAATTTCAACCAAAAAAATATAAAGGACAAGGCAGATGAACATTGAACGTGAATTTTACACCAGAATTGACACCACTTTTGGCGATTGCAATAATGTGGCCTATCATTTAGCCGAGAAATGTGCGCTAACAACTGGCGACATGGAGCGATATTTAATTCGTTGCGAATACGAAGAGCAAGTCATTAAGAATAAAAAAAGCAAAATGATTATTTATGCAGACTTAGCAGAGAAATACTGCAAGTCGATTCATTCGGTCATCTATATTGTAAAGAAAATCTAATTGTAAAAACTTTACAAAAAGCACATTTGTATTTCCGCTAACTTTGTTAACATGGAAATTTATAATTTGCTAATCAATAAGGACATTGGAACTGACAAGGGCGAACTCTCGGCCGATTACGTTAGGTCTGAAATTTCAAAGGCACAATCACAAGGGTCAAAAGAAATCAAATTGATAATTAACTCACGTGGCGGCAGCGTTTATGAGGGTTTTTCTATTTACAACGACTTGCAGGACGCAGGTTTAAAAATTACGGCATACATTCATGGTTTTTGTGGCTCAATTGCAACTCTAATTGCATCTGCGGCATCTTATGTGGAAATGAGTGAAACTGCTCAATACATGATTCACAATGCAAGTGGCGGAGCGCAGGGAACTGCAAACGAAATTAAGTCAACCGCAGAGGCTTTGTCGCAAATTGACACAATCCTTGCACAGAATTACGCTAAGAAAACAAACAAAACAATTGAGGACATCATGGCAATGATGGATAAAACAACTTACATGACACCACAACAAGCAAAAGAACTTGGCTTTGTGGATGCGGTAAGGATGCCAATTGCAGCATTCGGAAAATTTAACGATAAAATAAAAATGGATACAAATTTCAAAAACAAAATTGCCTCTGCTTTCAAGGCTATTGAAGAGGCATTGACTGGCACAGAGCCAACAAATTTCGTTGAGCCATTGGCAGACGGAATTACAATTTTATATGGAGACGGCGAGTTGGAAGTTGGGAAACCAGTTTACACAGACGAAACCATGACAACTTTTGCACCAGAGGGCGAGCATGCTTTAGCAACTGGCAAAATCATTTTAGTTGACGCAGCAGGCGTAATCGTTGAGATTCGTGAGGTTGAAGTTGCAGCAGAAGAGGCAGTAAATGAAACAGAAGTTTTAACCGCTCAAGTTGAGTCGTTAAATGCTGAAATCACTGCATTAAAAGCAGAGAAAGCAACGATTGAAACTGCAAGCGCAGCATTCAAAGCGAAAATGGACAAAGAATTCAAAGCGTTAAAGTCATTAGTTGAAACGGCTGAGACTAAAGTAGTAAACGCAGCAGCAGCAAAGTCAGAGGTTAAAAAATCGCCATTTGACATTGTAGCAGAAAACATTAAAAAACAATATTAATTAAACAAAAAATAAAACAACAAGAAAATGGCAGATGTATTAGACATTAACGTTAGTTGGGCAGGGCAACAAGCTAACGAGGTTTTAATTAAACCAACGTTTTTGACTCCAGAGTTACAAAACGAATTCAGAATAATTTTAGACATCAAATCTAAAAGACAATTAGCATTAGACACAATCCTTTCGGGCGTAGTTCGTCCCTCAGTTGGTTGCGGTCGTGATAATGCAGGCGATGTAGTTGACATCACTGAGAAATTTATTGAAGTATGTGATTTGAAAGTTAATTTAGACCAGTGTGCTAAGAACTTAAAAAACACTTTCATGGAAGAGTTTTTGAGAACTGGTAACGAGGCTCAAAACTTAGAGGGAACTATCGTAGAAAACTACATTATCGAGAAAGTAACAAACGCAGTGCGTTTAGACGTTTACGATATTGCATGGTTTGGCGATGAGAACTCGGCAAATGACACTTTAGCATCATGTACTGGAGTTTGGGCACGCTTAATTGCAGGCGCAAATGCTTACGATGTTGAAAAGGTAACAATTGCAACAACTTTAGGCGATTGCACTGCATTAGACACATTGCGTTCAATGTACGAAATTGCACCAGACATCTTAGACCAAATGCCAGAGGGCGACAAATATTTCGCTTTAACACGTGAACTTTATGACAACTATTTGACTTGTCGTGAAGATGCTTGTTGTGGCGATAAATCATGGGATATGGTTGAGCAAGCTGCGAGAGTATTACAATTCAGAGGCATTCCAGTTTACAAGAAATCACGTTGGTCTCAAGTAATCAATGCTAATAACATGAATCACAAACACAGAGCGGTTTACACATACAGAGAGAATTTAGTGATTGGTACAGATGCAATTTCTGACACAAATACTTTAGATTTCTTTTATGATAAAAGAGACAAAATGAATTACATCGATGCTGAATTCAAAATGGGAACTCAGTACATCTATGGCGATTTATCTGTTATCGCATTATCATAATTATTTAACTTAAAAAAAAGGAGACAATATCATGCCATGTGGAATAGTTAGTGGATTAGCTTGTGCGACTTGCGAAGATTTGCAATCGGTAGGCGGAATAAAAGCCAAAAACATTTACGTGGGT